AAGATATGAATTATTAAACCATTTAGTTGATACTTATAATGTTGTTAATTATTTAGAAATAGGAGTATTTACTGGAGAGTGTATTAGCAATGTAAAAGCAGAACATAAAGATGGTGTAGACCCAGGCCATGAAGGTATTGTTCACCCAAAAGTAAATTATCCTGTAACATCAGATGAATTTTTTGAGTTTATTAAAGGTCATGATATTAAATATGATCTTATTTTTATAGATGGATTACACCATTATGACCAAGTAAAAAAAGATATAAAAAATAGTTTAAAACATATCCAACCTAATGGTATTATAATGATGCATGATTGTAATCCTTTAACTTATGAATCACAATTAGTTCCTAGACAATGTGTTACCTGGCACGGTGATGTTTGGAAAGCATATGTTGAGTTTAAACAAACACACCCTGCATTTGATTGTTATGTAGTTGATACTGATTGTGGTTGTGGTGTGATAGTTAATAACGAAGATAAAACTCAAATTCCCATAGATTTAGATTTAAATTATAAATACTTAGATGAAAATAGAAAAGAATTATTAAATTTAATATCAGTAGAAGAATTTAAAAAGATATTCAAATGAAAATATTATACATAACAGATTTTGAACAAATTGCTCTTGAAAGTGGAGGTTTTATAAGTGATTATTTAAATGATTTAACCTTTTATGGATTAAAAGAATTATATGGTAAAGATGTAACCGCTTTTATACCACCCGTTCATCTATATAAAGAAAATAAAAATGGAGCTGTTGATCATTTATTTAGAAGTGGTAACATGGAAGGACATTTTTGGGGAGGAATGACTTCTTTTTATCTTTTAGATAAAGATTATGATGAAAGAGTTTTTGGTAATAGAATGGAAGCCCAAAAGTATTTTGATGAAATGAGGGATAAAATAGAAAACCAAGAATTTGATTTAATTATTTATGGTAATTTTAGACGTTGCACTCATTTATTTAATATAGTAAGTAAAATTTATCCTAAGGAAAAAATAGCATTATTAGATGGAAATGATGATGATCAACTTTCAGAAGTAGTTAATGAAGGTTATTTATACTTTAAAAGAGAACTACCAGATTTTACTAATTTACCCTCTAATATAAAACCTATAACATTTAGTTATCCTGAAATGCATTTATCAAAAATAAATAAATCAAAAACCCAATACATAGGAACTGTAATACCAGGAGATAAAAGTACTTATATATTTACAGATGAAGGATCATATTATGATGATTATAATAAATCAAATTTCGGTATTACAGAAAAAAAAGCAGGGTGGGATTGTATGAGGCATTATGAAATAATGGGTAATTATTGTTTACCCTATTTCCCTGATATAAAATTTTGTCCTAAGAATACTTTATGGAATTTTCCAAAAGAGTTAATTATAGAAGGAAATAAATTAAAAGATAATTTTGATGAGCAAGAATATTTTCGTATATTGGACGAAATGTTTAAATACTTTAAAGAAAATTTAACCACTAAGGCTGTAGCCCAAGATTTAATAAATAGAATAAATGAATAAAACAGTATTAATAACAGGTGTAGCTGGATTACTAGGTAGTAGATTAGCTGATTGGATAATAGAAAACAAACCAGAATATAAAGTTATTGGGATTGATGATTTAAGTGGTGGTTATGAAGAAAACATTAATCCGAAAGTTAATTTTTGGCAAATGAATCTAACAGAACATCCAATTGAAAATTGTTTTGAAACACATAAACCAGACTATGTTTTTCATTTTGCAGCATATGCTGCTGAAGGTTTATCGCCTTTTATACGTGGGTACAACTATGATAATAATTTAAAATCAACGGCCCTCATAGTTAATGAATGTATAAAACATAATGTTAAAAGATTGGTATTTACGTCTACATTAGCTGTATACGGTCATGGAAGTGGTGGTATATTTGATGAAAGACAGCAACAATCACCAATTGATCCTTATGGAGTTGCAAAATATGCTTGTGAAATGGATATCCAAATTGCAGGTGAACAACATAATTTAGATTGGTGTATTATTAGACCTCACAATGTATATGGTATTAAACAAAATATCTGGGACAAATATAGAAACGTACTTGGTATTTGGATGTATCAATATTTAACAGAACAACCATTAACTATATTTGGGGATGGTGAACAAACACGAGCTTTTAGTTTTATTGATGATTCATTAGAACCATTATGGAATTCAGCAGTAAGACCTGAGGCCAGTAAAGAAATTATTAATTTAGGAGGTATTGAAGAAATATCAATAAGTCAAGCTGCTGAAACCTTAGTTGAAGTATTACAAGAAACAGAAGGTAAAATTGATTTTGAAATACCAATTTTATATCTAGAAGCTAGACATGAAGTAAAACATTCAATACCAACATATCAAAAATCAATTGATTTATTAGGTTTTAAACATAAAACTTCAATGAAAGAAGGTTTAACACAAATGTGGAATTGGGCTAAAAAACAACCAATGAAAGAAAGATTTGTATGGGAAAATTACGAATTAGATAAAGGTATTTATAGTTTTTGGAAAACAAAATAATGGAAAATATAGTATTATATTGTAAAAGTTATGATAAAGACCTAAATAGGGTTATAGAATTATCTAATAGTATTAAAAGATACAATAAAGATAATATACCTTTTTATGTATCTGTACCATCTAAGGATATAAATTTATTTAAAGATAAATTACCACATTACACCCAGATAATAGAAGATGAAAGTGTATTTGAACATAAAATACCTAGTGGGTGGCATTATCAACAATATATAAAAGCATTTTTTTATAAATTAAAAATTAGTAAATATTATGTAAGTTTAGATAGTGATTGTTATTTCTTTAAAGATTTTTATATTAAAGATTTTTTATATAAAGAAGATATACCTTATATGGTTATGACTCAACATGGAGATATGTTAGAGTGGACTGATAGATATCATAAAGAGTGCTTTCCCTTTAACCCTAGAGAGTCACATGAAGAAGATTATAATTTTATTAAAGGAGTATTTAATAGAGAGGGTAAAATATATCATTATGGTCCTAACCCATTTATTTGGAATACTGAAGTTTGGGAGTGGTTAGACAAGGAAATTGGAATAATAAAAGCATTTGCAGATAGACCAAATGAACTAAATTGGTATGGTGAAGCTACATTAGCTAAAGGAGATAAATTTATGCCCTGTGATCCTTTATTTAAATGCTTCCATTATGAAGCACAATATAGTTTTTATAAACAATTAGGGTGGACAGAAGAACATTTAAAACCACAATATATGGGGATTGTTATGCAGTCTAATTGTGATTTACCTATTAAATATTAAATATGATAACATTTTGTATAAGCACCTTTAATAATTTACCCTATTTAAAAATAGCTATTGATTCAGTTAGAAAAAATAGTCATTATAAAGATGCTCCATTTATTATTCATGCTGAAAATTGTAATGATGGAACGGATAAGTGGTTAATAGAAAATAAAGATAAATATGAATTAGATGTTTACATAGATAAAAATGAAATACCTTTAGGTATTGGTGGTGGTATGAATTTTTGTGCTGATAAAGTTGAAACTGAATTTATAATGTTTTTACATTCTGATTTTTATGTTACTAAAGATTGGGATATTAAATTAATGGATGTATTTGAAAAATATCCAAACCAAAAATTATGGGTTAATTCTCATAGAGTTGAACCTAATATGTTTAACAACCCAGATCAAAGACCAGGAACAGTAATAGTACCTAAGGAAACATTTGGTGCTTATCATAATGATTTTAAAGATCAAATATTTGATTTATGGGCTAAAGAATTTACTGATACAAATGATTTTGAAATACCTAAAGGTGAAGGAGTATCCGGGTTAATTAGAAAAAAAGATTGGGATGAAATAGGAGGTAATGATTCTTTATTTGCACCCGCAAGTTGGGATGATATGGATTTATTTTTAAGAATGCTACAAAGTGGATTTGGGTTTGTTTTAACTACAAAATCACTAGTTTACCATTTTGGTGCTAGAGGAAGTCATAGGTTAGAAGAAAATGATAATAAATCATCTGAAAGGCAAATTAAAGCTGAAAGAGATAATGCTCAAAAATGGCTTAAAAAATGGGGCTCAATGCCTGAATTTAATCAATATGGAATGATATGCGGTTTAAAGAAATAATACAAAAATGTGATGCCATTGTTTTACCTGCATATATAGCGGGTGAAGAAGATATTGATAGAATTAATCACTTACAATCAATAAATATAGATTTTAATAAATTATTTAAAAAAACTATTATTTGTGTTAATTATAAATCATTAGAAATAAGAGAAGAATACAAAGATAAAATTGAAGAATTATTTAATAATCATTTTAATAGTGTTGATTATATTCATAATAAAACTAATTTTACTAACGTTAGATCTTTATGTGAGCAAGAAGAATCATTAATACAATTATGCAAATCACGTAATTATAAATTTATATGTAAAACTATGGATCATGTTGTTATATTGGAAGAAGCATATGATTTAGAATTAAACAATGACTCAGATTTTTATTATACAAATGGTATAGGAGCTCAAAGATGTTTAGAATGGGAAAATGATATAGAGCTTATAGCAAACCAAACATTTTTTCCTCAAACTAACTTTTATTTTTTAGATGTAAGTAAAATAGATTATATATATAATTTAGAAGATGTTAAACAAAAACATTTAGATTATGAAGAAAATGATAAAAAAATTAAATTAATTGACCCCGAATATAAATTTCACCCTAAATTAAATGGATATTTTGTATGCTGTGAAGATGAAACGGGTAAAATGGCCACTAGAAATAAATTAAAAATGTCTGATATGATACCAAAAGACAAATTTAAATTACTAATTCAGAGGGTTATATATAATTCTATAGTAGATCCAAGTTTTAAAAATTTATCAACTTGTGGAATATTACATTATCAATATGTAAACCAACCTATAAATAAACTAATATGATAAGTATAGTAATACCTAGTTATAATAATTTAAGACATTTAAAAAACGCTTATAGTAGTGTAAGAAAACATTATACTGATAAAGTAGAGTTAATATTAATAGATGATGGATCAGATGATGGTACCTTTGAATGGTTAAAAACATTAGATGATAAAAATTTAATATTTTGGAGGGAAGATATTAGGGTAGGACATACTATTTTATATGATAAGGGAATTGACAAAGCTAAAAATGATATAGTAGGAATATTACATGCAGATATGTATATAGCCCCCGGTTATGTTGAAAATTTAATTAAAAATTTAGAACCAGGTATGGTAGTTTGTGCTACTAGAGTAGAACCTCCCTTACATCCTGAAGGGCATGAAAAAATAATTAAAGATTTTGGACTTGATTTTGATTCGTTAGATATAGAAGGGTTTTATAAATTTGCTAAAAAAGAATCAAGTCTTTCTCATAATTTGATAACTAAAGGAATGTTTGCCCCTTGGATTTTGTATAAAAAAGATTTTCAAGCTATGGGTGGTCACGATCCTAAATTTGCACCTTTTCCTTATGAAGACTCAGATATATTTCAAAGATGGTTAATAGAGGGTTATGGTTTAATTCAAAGTAGGGATGCTTTAGTTTATCATTTAACCTGTAGAGGTCATAGATGGAATAAAGAAGTTGGTAAAAATGATGATGAATTTAAACAATTTGAGGAAAATGCTAGAAAACATTATCTCCAAAAGTGGGGTAGTTGGATACAAAATGATAGTTTTGGTCATCCAATATTAGTACCAGTATATAATAAAAAGATAATTATTAATAATTCAAACCCTAGATTAGATACTATTAAAGATTGGTTTAATGGTGGTGATGATATTGTTGTTACTATAGATGGTAATAATTTTACAGCTATTGATTTTGAATATATAACAAAACTTAACCAAATAGTTGAAGATAATGGATCTATTGGTGAATTTGAATTAGGTAATGTTAAAATTAAAATTAATAAAATCGAAGATATTTCAAAGTCTTTTAATATTCCCGCGTAAAAATTTGGTTACCGCAGAGAGGGTTCGTATATTTACGACGTAAATAAGGCAAAACGCCGGAAAACAAAATTAAAATTAATAAAGGTTATGGTAAATGAAAAAGCAAGATATCAAGAAATATCAAATGAAGACTCAGAAATGTTTATGGCAGCAAATAATGGCATAATTACATATGATGAATATTATGAAAGCAATTCAGTTGCGGCTGCAATTGAAGAAATTTTAGTAAATAAACATGGTGAAGAGGTTGTTAGAGATTGGAGATTAAACAACCCAGAGGACATTGTTATTGAATGTTCAGCTGATCAAGATTGGGCTTGGCATTATGAGTCTGAATAAGACTCCCACAAGAAAATTTGGCTACCGTAAATAGAGTTCGTATATTTACAAAGTAAAACGGGTGCGAGCCCAAATATTAATTAAAAACAAATAAAGGTTATGTTAGAGCAATTAGAATTATTCCAAGTATTAAACACAGAACAACAATCAGATGTTAATTCATTTGTTGAAAGACAAAATCAACAAGTAGTTGATAGAGTAGCAAGTATAAAGAAAATGATAGATTTGCTTACTGATGCTGGTTTTGAAGAAGATGTTAATTTTAAAAGAAATTTTGAAATAGGAGTTAGTACAACTGAAAGATCATTTGGGTGGGGTGATAATAAATTTAATGCAGAAGTAACAGTTAACACTGTAAGTGGTGGTGTTTATTTAGTACATAAGAGATTTTATAATGGTCAATTAGTAACTACAAAATCAAGTGTTGGTAGAGAAGGTGATAAATTAGAATGTAGTATGATAACTCCACAATATAGAGCTTATAAACCATCCACATTATTAGTTAAATTAAATGAATTTAATGAAGATCAACAATGGAGATTTGATAATTATACTAAGAAAAATCAAATATTAGATTATACTCTTGATAAGTATTCAAAATTATATCCAAATGCTAAGGTGCAAACAGGAACTGGATATATAAGTAATCGTTCATTTTCAACAGTTTTAGTTTCATTTGAAAGTGGTAGTTGGGTTGAGTTTAAATTAGGATTTAGACAAGATGAAGAATATATGTTTAAAAAATTTGATGCTACTGTTGATGCATTAAAAGGTATGGATTTATTAAATTATTTTAACGAGCAAAAATAATATGACAGAATTACAAGATTTTATAGATAATATGCGTGCTACAAGTAGTAGTACAGAAAAAGTACAAATAATTAAGGATGCAAGTCCCTTTATACATAAAGTACTAGAATATACTTATAACCCATTTAAACAATATTATACTACAAGTAAAACGTGTAAGAAAAATAGTGACAAATGTTATTATGATAGTAATGATTTATACCCATTTGAATTATTAGATTCATTATCAGATAGAAAATTTACAGGTCATGAAGCAATCGCATTAGTAAATGGTTGGGTAGAAAATACTGCTTATGGTGAATTATTATATAGAATTATTGATAAAAATTTAGATATAAGAGCTGGTGATAAGGTAATTAATAAAGCAGTACCAGGTTTAATCCCTACTTTTTCAGTAGCTCTAGCACAAGAATATAAAGGTAAATGTGATTGGAATGATAGTTGGTATGCTTCTAGAAAATTAGATGGTGTTCGTTGTTTAGCTGTTGTTGATTTTGAAGGTAAATGTACACTTTATTCTAGAATGGGTAAAGAATTAACTA